CAGCACTACAGCAAGGATTTACAATCCAGTTACTGACACGCTAACAACTCCAGCTGGCACTTATCCAGGCTCTAATGCTTTTGCTGGTGGCGTACTGCTGCCTGATGGTCGAGTGTTCTGTGTGCCACGCGACAGCACTACAGCAAGGATTTACAATCCAGTTACTGACACGCTAACAACTCCAGCTGGCACTTATTCAGGTTCTAATGCTTTTTTTGGTGGCGTACTGCTGCCTGATGGTCGAGTGTTCTGTGTGCCACGCAACAGCACTACAGCAAGGATTTACAATCCAGTTACTGACACGCTAACAACTCCAGCTGGCACTTATCCAGGTTCTAATGCTTTTTTTGGTGGCGTACTGCTGCCTGATGGTCGAGTGTTCTGTGTGCCATTCAGCAGCACTACAGCAAGGATTTACGGCACTGCATTATCGCCACTGCTGCCACTTGATGCTGTGCTTAGCCCCTACCTGAACAAATTTTAACCATGACCCACGCCATCATCCTCAACAACCAAATCACCACCCACGGCGACTACCGCACCCTGTGGCCAAATACATCATTCTCGGCGCTCGGCCCCAATGCTGAGTTCCTCGCTGAGAACAACGCAGTTGCCATCCGCAGCGACCCGCCACACGACCCGGAAACCCAGATCCTGCAGCCCTGTGAGCCGTATCTGCTCAATGGCGTGGCGTACAACATGGAAACCGTCGATCGCTCGCCGGCAATCGAGCCAACGCCTGAGCCGCAGTGGATTCAGTTTGGGTTGGAGCTGGCTGGCGTGCCTGCCATACACGAGCTGTTGGGTACGGTGGAATCTGTCAATCGCCCACTTGAGCGGATGCTGAGCGGTGGGCTACTGCAAGCGGCTGAGGGAAATCCGCGCACCTTTTTAGCGGCTTGGGCCAAGGTTGCTGAGCTAGGCTTGGTCAGCTCGGAATTGATACCTGCCATCACAGCGCTGGCCGCGACCCACGGCCTCCCGGCTGAGTTTATCGCGGGACTTGATGCGTGAGTACGTCAGCCCCCAGTACCCGTAAACAGGTCCTGATAACTGGATTGAAGCGGGCAACCATACCGGTGCCAGACTGAGGCTAAAGCGCATCGAACCTATGGACCGACGAACCGAAATGGTGACGCTGGCCACCGAGCTGCTCAGCGAGCAAATCAGACCGGTGCGGATCCTCTCGATTTCTGACCAGGGCGGCGAGCCCCAGGGAGAGTTTGTGTCCAACCAGCAGCGCTTCACGTTCAAGTTCACCAAACGCGGCATGGTTACCTACCGACCGAAAGGCACGGGCCAGAGCGACCGGGGCGACAGCCGCATTGATGCCCTGCAGGCCCGGCTCGAGCGCATGAAAACTCTTCTCGGAGTATCCCGATGAACTGGCTTGATCGACTGCTGGACCCCCTCCTGGATCGCCTCGTCCTGAAACTGGCAAACAAGGTCCGCCCACAGCTGAACGGGGCGATCGATGCCGCGCTGGATCGGGCGGAAGACCGGATCGACACGGCCCTCGAGGGGCTGGAGGAGCGGCTGCTGGCGGTGGCCACAAAGCCCATCGAAGACCTGAAAGCGGCGCTGGCGCCGGTCATCACCTTCCAACAACAGGTGGTGGATGCCGAAAGGCTCCGGGGTGAGGTCTGGTCGAAAGCTGCAGAGATCCAGCAGCAGGCGATGACGACCCTTGCACCGGGGGCTCGATTCCCGACGCATCAGGAGGTTGAGGATGCTGCCAAGGCAGCCGGGATGATTCCCGCCGCAGACGTGAGGGCCGCGATCACCTCCGCAGCATCTTCGACAAGTGCTGCCGCGGCGGACCACCTGCGCAGCCGCCTGACACCGCCACGGCCATGGAAGGAGGCCCCTGATCGATGAGCCGTCACCAGGCCCTGCAGGATCGCCTCTCGGCCATCGAGGCCCAGTTGCCTGTCTCGACGGCCCGGCAGGCCCTGCCCCGCCGGCCGGCGGCCCTGCGGCATGACGCTGCCGATCGGGTCTCTCCGGTCTTGCAACAGCTGCTGGCGGAGGTCCTTCCCGGCGCCCTGGTGCTCGACTGGCGGCAGGAGGGCGCCGGCCATGCCGGGCGGATGGCCGCCGATGGTCTGGTCTACCGCTTTCGTGTCGATGCGGAAGGTGTCGGCTACCGGCCCGCCTGGGACGGCATCGGTGAGCGTGGCTGGGAGCTGAGATCGGATTCGTTCCTGCAGCTGCGGGCTCCTGCCGTGCGGATGGATTTCCGCCGCAGTAACCGGGCCACCGGTCAGAAGCGCAAATGCACCACCGGCTACAGCTGCGGCTCCGCCTGCATCTCCCTGCAGAAGGAATGCCGGATCACCCCGGGCAGCGCGATCGGCCAGGCTCGCCTGCGGCGTCTGCAGCAGCTGGCGGCCGCCGGCGACAAGGCCGCCGTGGCCACCGCCTCTCAGGTGTCGGCCGCCCGGGGAGTGGCCGCAAGAGAGCGGCAACAGGAGCGCACCACCAAGCGGGTGGAGAAGCTGTTGGCCCGGCCCGAGATTGCCGAGTACCTGCGCACCGGCAAGGTCCCCGAGGCCGCCAGCGCTTCCACGGAGCCCGGCACCGTCCGCAACATGAAGCCCGGTGAGATCGTCTTCGATCCAGGGCGGTTTCAGTACAAGTTGAACGCCACTGAGGGCACCGGTGAGGTGGGCAGCCTCTCGGGTGTTCGCAAGTGGGATCCAAACCTCGCCGGCGTGATGAGCGTCTGGAAGGACCCAGCCGACGGCAAGGTCTACGTGGTGAACGGCCACAACCGGATGGCCCTGGCCCGGCGCCTGGGAGCCGAGGAGGTGACCGTGCGCTTCCTCAACGCAAAAACCGCCACCGAAGCCCGGGCGATCGGCGCCATGCAGAACATTGCCGAGGGTGCCGGCACCCCGATGGATGCCGCCAAATTTTTCCGCGACACTGGCATCAGGTCCCAGGCTGATGTGGAGGCCAAGGGCCTGCCGCTGCGCAGCGGCCAGGCGGAGAAGGGCCTCAAACTCAGCAAGCTGCCCGGCGAGGTGTTCAACGCCGTGGTGCGCGGTGATCTAAGCGTGAACCGCGGCGCGATCATTGGCGGCAGCGGCCTCGATGAGGCAAAGCAGCGGGAGGTGTTCAAGATGATCGGCTCCCGCAAGGGCATTGCTGATCAGACGCTGCTCGAGCTGGTGGAACATGCCGCTGCCAGCGAGCAGCGCACCCAGACCACGATGGACCTCTTCGGGATGAGCCAGGAGGTCAAGGACAACCTTTTCACCCGGGCCAAGCTCTCCGCCGGCCTAAAGGCCAAGATCACGTGGGAGAAGCGCCTGTTCGGCACCGTCTCCAAGAGCAGAGCAGCCTCCACCCTCGCGGAGAAGGCTGGCAACGTGATCAACCAGCAGCAGAGCGCCAAGGTTGCCGGCGAGGCCAGCGAGGCCCTGTCGGTGTTCGAGCGTCTGAAAAGCTCCAGCGGGCCCATCAGCTCCGCTCTCAACCGAGCCGCTGATCGAGTGGAAGCGGGCGAATCTGAAACGAAGGTGCGGCAGGAGCTGGAGCGGGACGTGTTTGCCGCTGTAGAGCAGGAGCTGGAGGCCCTGGGTCTGCGCAAGCGGCCCCGGGCCGACAGCCTGCAGGAGCGAATCGACGCCCTCAAACGGCAGTGCCGCACGGGCTACAGCTGCGGCAGCACCTGTATCAGCCTCCGGAAGGAGTGCCGCACCAGCCCGGGCAGCGCCATCGGGAAGGAGCGCCTGAAGCGGCTTATGGCCCTGGCGGCCGGCGGCGCCTCCTCTCAGCGGGGGATCGCCCCAGTGAAGGCCGAGGAGGCTGGGAAGATGGCCCAGGCCATCACCGCCGGCCGGGCCCAGCGGGCGGCACAGCTGCGCGGTGCCAGGGCCCAGCAGAAGCCGGCTGAGGCCCCCACCCTTGATCAGGAGATCAAGAGGCTGCAGCAGCTGCAGAAGGCTCACGAAGAAAGTGCCAATCGCTCCGGCCACCACCCCGGCTTTGTTGCACGTGAGGTGGTTGCGGGCCTGCAGGCTCTGAGCACAAAAGAAGCCGGCAAGCCGCTCCGTTGGAACATCCACGGGAAAAACCATGAGATCCCTGAAAGCCGGCTGCGGGGCCTGTCGCCGCGTCAGGTTTCGGCGTTGATCTACACCAAAGTGAGCGGCTACAAGCCAGGGCCCGGACAAGCGTTTGGAAGCTGGTTTGCCGTGCCTACCGCTGGAAAGGCTCAGGCCGCGGCCAATCCGTCGGTGCTCACCAACCCCAGCCGCCAGGCCCCAGGCCCTGCCCGCAAGCCGGCGCAGCCCGGCCTCAACGCCCAGGACGTGACCACCAGCAAGCAGCAGGCCGCGTTCGCCCGGCAGCAGCAGCAGGCCGCCAAGGCCGCCGGGGATGACCGCGGCGCGCAGGCCTGGCGGAAAGAGGAGCGCACAGTGGAGCGCAACCGGCTGGCCAGCGCCCTTGCCACCAGCAAGCAGAGCCAGAGCTCACTGTTTGGTGCCACCGAATACGACCAGACCATGCCGCTGTTCCAGCAGCCGGCCGCCGCCGCCGGGCCGCGGCAGACGCCGAAGATCAGCGACGTGCTTCGCGCGACCACCGAGCAACTGAAAGCGGCCGATGCCCGCCAGATGGGCAAGATCGCCGAGAACCTCTTCGAGGCCGGCTGGACGATCGATCGCCGCACCCGCTACCGGGGCATGAGCAAAGACCAGGCGCGCGAACAGTTCAAGGTGGAGTTCATGCAGAAGATGCAACAGCAGGCCGCCTCACCCGAGGCTGCCGCCAACTCCGCTGCCATGCGCCAACGTGCCGGGGCCTCCGGCAGCGTCGCCGGGGCCATGAAGAGCATCCTCGAGGACATGCAGGCCCAGGACCAGCGATTGGAAGACCTGCAGCGCCAATCCATCGATCTGCGCATCCAGGCCGAGGAGCAGTTCGGCGCCCTGGGCGGTGAGGATCCAACCCTGGGCGGCGGCCGGCCGCGGCGACGCCTCGGCGGCGGCCGTCGCCGTGATGCCGCTGCCGACATTCTGGAGGCCCGGATCGATGCCCTCCGGATGCAATGCGCCACCCTGGCCCAATGAGCACCCACCAGCCCCCCAGCTTTCCCCCCCAGGCCCCCCGGGCCGATGGCGAGCCCATCGACTGGGCCAACGTGGCCGTGGAGACCACGGTGATGCTGCGCCTCCAGGATGCCCCTCCTGTGGCCACCGCCCGCGAAGGCAAGCCACAGGCCAAGCGCTGATCAGAGCCCCAGCAGCAGGGCCGGATCGATCGCCAGCAGCAGGCAGATCGATCGCAGCTGGCCTGGGTTGGGATCCCGCTCGCCGGAGCACCAGCGGCTCACGGCGCTGCGGTGCACCTCCAGGTGCTGCGCCAGCTGCTGCTGGCTGACGCCCCGCTGCTGCATAATCACGCCCAAACGTGCACCCAACAGGCGCCGCACCATTGCGTCTGGCAGGAGAGTGGGCACGGTGCGTTTATGGCATCAACAGGCGCAAGGTAGATCCGGCGGCCCCATCTTGTTGGCAGCTCCTGCTATCTGCCGGTGCAATTCCGCTTCGATCGCTCCAACCTACCCGCCAGCTTTCTGGAAACTCCAGAGGGCTACGTGCGCGTGCGTGGGACGTTCTCCCGCAGCGGCTGCCAGACCTACACCAACCCGGATGGGTCGAAACGGGTCGAATATCGCCCGCCGGAAGAGGTGTCCCGTCCGGATTCTCTTCTGTCGATGGGCGGCCTGCCGGTGACGCTGGAGCATCCGCCCCAGCTGCTCACGCCCGACACCGTGCGGCAACACACCCGGGGCCACAGCGGCACCCAGGTGGAGTTCACCGACGGCTTTGTGCATGGCACCGTCACCCTGACGGATCGAGAAGCCATCGAGGCCGTCAAGCGTCGCGATGCGGTGGAGCTCTCCGTGGGCTACCGCTGCGAGTACGACCCCACCCCCGGCGTGGCGCCCGATGGCACTCGTTACGACGGCGTGCAGCGGAACATCAGCGGCAACCATCTCGCCGTCACCCGCAAGGCCCGCGCGGGCGCCGAAGTGTGCCTGCACTTCGACTCCGCCGATGCCGACGACCCGCCGGTCATCGCTGTTTCCGCCGATCTTCTCCCTTCCCTTCCTGAGGCCACCCCCATGCCCGCTTCCGCTCAACCCACCGACCGTGCCGACATGAAGAGCTCCTCCAAATCCAAGGCAAACGCCGAGGAAGAGATGGACCCCGAAGAAATGGAAGACGAGGGCGAGATGGAGCCCGAAGAGAAGGAAGACGGCTACGGCATGGCCAAGCGCAACAAGGCCCGCGGCGATTCCGCCACCCCCGGCCGCAGCGTGCCGTGGGAGGTCTACAAGGCCACCGTTGACGACCTGGCCGCCGCCGAGCTGCGCTTCGACAACCTGGAGGAGCAGCTGAGCGAGCTGGAGGCCCTGGTGGCCGAGCGGGCTGATTCCGCCACTCAGCCTGATCCGGAGCTGATTCAGCAGCTGGTGGCCGAGCGCGTCGACGTGCTCGAGAAGGCCAGCCTGATCATGGGCGGCCAGCGCGAGCGGCACGACGGCCTCAGCAACCGCGAGGTACAGGTGCTCGCCCTCGAGGCTGCTGAGGTGCGCATCGATGGCATCGAGAACCGCAGCGACGAGTACATCGCCGCCCGCTTCGATGCCGCCTACGAGGCTGCCGAACAGGTGCCCTACCAGGCCGATGCCGCCCAGATGCTGGCCCGCCAGTTGCAGGGCATCACCACCGGCCCCCGCACCGACGGCGCCGATGGCATCGCAGCGGCCGCGGCGGAGCACCAGAACGCGCTGGCCAACGCCTGGCAGGACCCCGCCAGCTGATTCCCCCCTAGCCCTTCCCCCTCCCCCCGCCCCTCCGCATTCCTTCCATGGCCCAGACCTTCACCAACAACGCCGGCAGCATGAACCCCCAGGTGGGTGTGGGCCGCGACTACCCGATGCAGATGGCCATCGGCCGCATCGGCGAGCTGGCCGACATCAGCGGCAGCCGGATCATCAGCGGCAACAACGAAACCAATGGCGTGCTGCCTTTTGGCGTGCCGCTGGTGCGCAACGGCTCCGGCGTGCTGCCCAACTCCGCCCAGGTGGCCACCGCCGCCGGCGCGATCCTCGGCATCTCGGTGCTCACCGATGTCCAGGAGCTCAGCCACCGTGATGCCGCGACTCCTTACCAGGAGGGCATTCATCCCGGTTATGCGGTGAACATCCTCAAGGAGGGCTCGATCTACATCGAGGTCTTCGAGGCCGTTGATCCCGGAGGGGCCCTGCGCTACTTCAAGTCCGGCGCCAATGCCGGCAAGTGGGGCAAGACGGCCTCGGCGGGCAACAGCCTCAACCTGGCTGCCGGCGCCTGGGAGATCGAACGCGGCGCCGCTGCCGGTGGCCTGCTGGTGCTGCGGGTCAACGCGCCTGCCGCGCTGACCTTCACCGCTGACACCTGATCCTCCCCACCATCCCCCTTCCTTCCCCCTGCCCCCTCCTGGAGCCCGAACAATGAGCCACCGAATGGACGACGCCTACCAGAGTGGGGCGTTCCTGGCCGACCAGCTGCAGCACATCATTCCCGGTGTGCTGCGCAAACCCTATGCCGAAATCGTTTACCCCAGGATTTGCCCGGTCAGCTTCGAGGTGAACCCCGGCGCCACGTCGATCAAGCGCACCCTGTGGGATCGCACCGGCGCCTTTGATCTGATCGCTGATGCGGCCGACGATTTGCCCCGCTCCGGCGTGAAGGTGGGTGAGATCGTCAACGAGATCCGCGAGTTCGGCGGCTCGTTCGACTACACCCAGGGCGAGCTGCTGGCCGCAAAAATGGCCGGCGTCAATCTCACCACCGAGAAGGCCGAAGCGGTGCGCGACTCCTACGAGCGCCGCAACAACATCACCTGCCTGTTTGGCCGGGCCGGCACCGGCCTGCGGGGCATGCTCAACCACCCGGCCATCGATCGTGTGGTGGTGACGGGCAACAACAGCGACGCCTGGTTCAACGACCCCAACACCACCCCCCAGCAGATGCTCGATCTGCTCAACTTCGGCGTCACCCAAATGCGGGTCAACTCCAAGCAGATTGAGCAGCCCAATGCCGTGCTGATGGGTGAATCGGATCACCGCATCGTCTCCACTACCTGCCGTTCCACGACCGACAACACCACGGTGCTGGAGCTGTTCCTGAAGATGAACCCGGGCATCACGTCGGTGGAGCCGATCAACGAGCTCGACCCGGCCAACAGCGGCGGCAACCTCAGCGCCCGGCGGATGCTGTTCTACCGAAAGGATCCGACCAAGGGGAAATTCCACATCCCCCTGCCGCTCACCTTCCTGCCGCCTCAGCCGAAGAACCTCAAGTTCGTGGTGCCCTCGATGAGCAAAATTGGCGGCTTCATCCCCGATTTCCCCCTGGCCTTCCTCTACATCCAGGACGGCGGCTGATCCCCGCTGATCAGCCCCGCACCATTTCCCTGTTCCCCATCGGTTTTCCATGACCACCACCCCCACCAAGCCCATCAGCAAGCCCCAGGCCGAGCCCGCCGAGGACCAACCGGAGGCCGGCGAGCTGGTGGTCTCCGTCCAACCGGAGGCCGGCGAGCTGGCGGTGATCTTCACCCCCGAGCTGAACGAGGCCTGTCTCCAGAGCTGCCGTGGCGGCGCCATCGCCTGGGCGTTCGGGCCCGTCGCCAATCCCACCACTCTCCGGATCAACCCGGGCCTCAACGCCCCGGTGCCCCGCAAGCTGTGGGAGCAGGCCAAGGCCCGCCCCGACACCCAAGAGCTGATGGGCCGCGGCCTGATCCAAGAGATCGAGCTCACCGATGGCGCCACCACTGCCGACGGCGAGGTGTCGTTGGCCGCCGTGCCCAATGCGGTGGCCATCCGACTGATCTACGGCTGCCGCAACACCGAGCAGCTGGAGCAGTGGCTGCGCAAGGAAGACCGGCAGGTGGTGCGCGAGAAGCTTGCCACCCGCGTGAAAGAGCTCCTCGACGGCCGTCCCTGACCATGGCAATCCCCACCCTCTCCGAGTTGCTCGACCGCTTTCCTGAGCTGGAGGTGCACACGCACGGCCAGCTGGAGGCGGCGCTGGCCACCGCCGGCCGGCGCTGCAGCGAAGCGGTGTGGGGAGACCTGCATGGTGATGGGGTGGGCCTGTTTGCCGCCCATCTGATCGCCTGCCGGGTGCGGGAGGTGGGCGCCCAGGTGGGCCAGGCGCCGCCTTCCGCCGGCAGCGGCCTGGAGGCCACCCACTACGGCCAGCAGTTTGCCGAGCTGCAGGCCTGCCTACCGCTCACCTGCGGCTTCATGGTCTGATCTGATGAGCACTCCCCAGCCCGCCAGCGCCTACGGCCACCTCGCCACCGCCACCCTGGCGTTCGAGGTGGCCGGCGCCACCCTCACCGAGGATCCCGAAACCGGCAACCAGGTGGCAGCCACCGAGACGCTCCACTACCTGGCGGCGCTGCGCCTCAACCGCGGCCGCTGGGAGAAGCAGGTGGGCGTCGATGAGACCACTTTTCCCTGCACCGGCCGGCTGCTGAGTCCCGCCACCCTCGATCCGCGGATTGTGAGCGGCAGCAAGGCCGCGGCGGTAATCAACGGCCGCCGCGGCCGCTTCGAGCTGCAGGAAGACCTGGGGGCGCCAGTGGGGGCCATGCCGCTCCTGCGCCAGCAGATCAACGGCACCTTTCGGGTGACGGGAGGCCGTGGCAATGGCTGAGCAGGGAATGGATCAGCAGCTTCTGCGCGAGGTGGTGGGTGAGGCCTGGGGCCGCTTCAGCACGTTTGTGGATTCGGAGCTCACGAGGCACATCACCGAGCCGAAATGGGACTGGCCAAGTGGGGAAAGCCCCCGCGACATCGTGGACATCGGCGACCTGCGCAACTCGCAGGAGATGGCAATCAACCACCGCCCGGGGGTGATGGAAACGAAATTCCGCTGGACTGCCCCCCATGCCCCTGCGGTGCACGACGGCGCCGTCTACAAGGCCAATGACAGCGAGGGGCAGCCCCGCACCAGGCCGGCCCGGCCCTGGACGCGGGAGCTGCAGCGCGAGCGCGTGAAGCTGCAGCGCGCCTTCCAGTTGCACTTCACCCTTTCGGCCAAGCGCCGGGGCCTGGGCGGCACCCGCCGTGGTGGCGCCGCTCCGGCGGGGCCCTCGGCCCTGCCGCCGGCTGGAGGTGCAGCATGACCCAGGCTCGCTGCCAGGTGGAGCTGGGCGCGAGCCTGCGGCAGGTGGCCGATGAGCTGCGCATGCTGTTTGGCCCACTGTTGGGTCAGTACCAGCGGCCAAGCGGCCCGCCGATCCAGGCCTTCTGGACGGTGGGCAAGGGGCAGGTGCGGCCCAGCTACACCGCTACCGGCATCGAGGCGGTGCTCACCGAGGCCCCAGAGCGCGAGCTGCTGGGTGCCGCCACGCGCACCATGGCCACGATGCGCACCTGGACGGTGACCTTCACCCAGTTCGATACCAGCAGCAACCTCGAGGCGGTGCGGCTGCTGGCGTTCCGCGCCTGGCCCACCGCCCAGCAACGTCACCAGCCACAAACTGATGACACCTACGAGCGGCTCATCGTGGAGCTGCCCGATCCCGTCTACATCGCCTCCCTGGCAGCCTCCGGCTGACAGCCACGGGCTGCACAGCGGCCGTTTCTCTCCCTTCCCCCGACCCCTTCAAGGACCCCACCATGACTGATACCGCGATCGGGCAGAGCTTTGTCAAGGCGCACCGCAGTGTGCTGCTGATGACCCCCCTGCGCGCCCCCTGCCGCTATTTCGCCACGCGCGATGAGTCCGGCTTCATCACACGCCCCACCCTCGACCCTGGCGACTGGGCCCGGGAGCTGCAGACCGTCAAACAGGTGTCGTTCAATGTCGACAACAACGATCGGGAGTTTCGCCTGATCGGTGACGGAGGCTGGAGCGATGCGGTGACCACCGGCAGCAAGGTGAGCGCCTCGTTCGACACCTTCTTCTCCAAGCTGATCGTGCAGGGCGCCGCTGGTGGCTGCCCCGAGTTCCGCGGCGACTACTCCGAGGAGTTCGCCATTGTTGAGCAGGCCCGCTACGACACCGACTCGGAAGTGTTCGTGGAGATGTTCAAGGAGCTGGGCCGCGCTGGCGGCAACACCGGCGACTACATCTACGACTACGCCTGTTTCAACGCTGCGCTGCGCAACTACAAGGAGCCCCAGGCCGCCGAAGACCTGATCAACGTCACCTTCGATGGCATGAGCCGCGGCCGCGCGGTGTTCGGCCGTTTCAACGCCGGCAGCGCGCCGCTGGCCACCGGTGCGGTCCAGAGCGTGATCCTCAGCACGGCCCCCTCCAGCGGCAGCCGTCGCTATGCGGTGGTGCCGGCCGACAACGGCACGGCGGTGGTGGTAGGCAACAACCTGACCGTGACCTACACCAGCGATGGCACCGCTCCGCTCACCCAGCTGGCGCTGGGCGCGGCCGATGGCAGCGGCTTCCGCCTCGAGGTGGCCAGCTCCGGCGTTCGAGTGCCGGCGGTGGTGACCCTGGCTGGTGGTGTGGTGACGATCAACCCCTCCGCCGACCTGGCGGCCGCCACCATCTACCGCCTGGTGGTGCGCGACGGGGCGATCACCCAGGCCGTCAATGCCACCCTGGTGGCCGATGCCGCCGGCATCCGCCGGCCGCTGGCAGGCTTCTCTACCACCTTCCGCACCGCCTGATCACCAGGCCGCGGCCGCCAGAGCGAAGAAAGGGGCCCCTCAGGGCCCCTTTTTCATGGGTGGCCTCTGGTCTTTCGCGCGAAAACTGCCCAGCAGGGCCGCCCGCAGCAGTTACGGTGCAGTCATCGGGGGACACCCCCAGGACCTGGACAGCTGAATATCCCGCGGGCGGTTGGCCCGCCCCGGTGGTGCCGATCCCTGGCACCTCTGAGTCCCGCCAGGGGGCTCACCCACCACCGGAGGCACCATGACCAACCCCCCCCGCACCCCTCAAAAGGAGTCCATCTTCGGACCCCCGACGGGAGATCCGGAGGTCGACGCGATTTTCGCCGAGATCGAGGTTCTCTTCGAGGAGTGGGACCAGCTCATCGATGAGCAGCTTGCCACCGCGCAGCGACTGCGCGACCTGGCCGCCATCGAGGAGGAGTGGTCCTGCTGAGAGGGCGCCCCGCAAGGGGCTGAATCCTGAAGGCCTTTGGCCAATGTCATTGCATCACGATGGCCCTGTAGGAGTTGCCATCAAACACGCAATCTGCCGTTGCCTCCCTGTAGCCGCCAAAGCCATTGCGTGAACGGAATGCTGTCCGTGCCACCCAGCCGCTGCCGGGCTTCGCATCCACGATCTGAGTGGCGATCCGCTGATAACTGTCGGGATCGGTCAACTGAGTCTTGATCGCCTTGTCGCAGTTCCCGCGGCCAATGTACTGAGTATCTCCAATCGTGGCGTCAGTAACTGTGACCCCGCGATTGGTGGATGAGGTAGACAGACTGGCAATTACGATGGAATATACTGCACCAAGGCATCCCAGGCCTAGCATTATCCTGCCAAATCTTTGGAGTGATGGGTTAGCCATAGAAATGCCGTCAGAGGTTGGAACCTATCACCTACAGCTCACTGCGGCTGTTTGAAGCAGCCTGCAGCAGTTCCTGAGCGGCGCCTCTGAACCCAGCCTCCGCCTCCCGTACTCTGGCACTGGTGGGTGGGGTTGGCCCTCCCCGCAAGGCTGGGCGCCGAGAGCGGTGCCGTGAGTCGCCGTTCGGGCTCGGTACTGGAGGCCCCACCCGCCACCCCTTGACAAAGTGATCTGCTGTACTCTGGCGAAACCTGGTGGCAGCACCGGGCAACTCATACGCCCGCTTCGAGCGGGAGCCATTGATGAACAGCACCCTCACCCCCAAGGGGATGGAGTCGCGCACCTGGAACGGTGTGGAGATTCAGCGCCGGCCGGCCGACGGCTATGTCAACGCCACGGCAATGTGCAAGGCCAACGGCAAGCGCTGGCCCGACTACATCCGATTAGACCGCACACAGGCCTACATCGCTGCTCTGGCAGCCGTTGTGCAGATCCCCACAACGGGCCCCGATGGTTTGATCCAGACCATCCAGGGTGGCCTTCCCCATCTGCAGGGCACCTGGGTCCACCCCCAGCTCGCCGTCGACCTGGCCCGCTGGATCAGCCCCGCCTTCGCCGTGTGGATGGACGGCTGGTTCCTGGAGAGCCTCACCCCCAGGATTGCCGCTGATCGCACCGAGGCGCCCACACTGCCGATGGTGGCCATCGAACGGATTGGCACCGAGCTGCATGTCAGGGTCCGACCAGCTGGCGAACCGGTAGGAGTGCCTGCCGTTGCGCAGCCGCATGACTTTGTGGCTGATCAGCTCTGGCGGCAGCGAAAGCAGCTGACGGAGCTGCACAACTGCCTGAGCCTGCGACTGTTCTGGTTGGCCTGCCACAACGACTGGACGGAAATCGTGTGGCAGCACCCCACCATGACGCTGCGGCCGAGTCGTAGGAGCCAGGCTGTGGCGGCAGCCGTGGCCGCTCCGCCCCGGCCCCCCGCACCCGCGCCGGCGGCGCCGGCCCCTGGTCCGCGTCCTCCTCGCCAGCACCAGGCGCCCCCGGGGCCGCCCATGCCTCCGCAGTCTGCGCAGCAGCCCGACGGCTACCGGCCCGGCGATCTGATCACCGGCCCCGAGCTGGCCCACCTGCTCGGCCTGGAGGCCCACACCATCAACAAGTGGGCCGCCGCCCGTTCAGTCGGTGCCAAACGCGACGGCTGGCGCCTCATCGGCCGCGGCAAGCTCTCCGCCGGCAAGCAATGCAGCGTCTATCCACCGGGCTGCGCCAGCTGGCTGTTCATGCGAGTGTGAGCAGCACCTGCAGCAGGGCCCGGGCATGACCCGGGCCACACTGGCAGCAGCAGCTCCAGCCCCATGTTTCACCGCCTGCTGCTCACCCCCATGCAGAACGTGGTGGCGATCGACTGCAGGGCACCCGACAACGCCCCGGAGCTGATGGTGGGCATGCTGGTGGTGGAGGCCGGCGCCACCGATGCAGAGGTGCTTGTCACCCCGCCCCAGGGCGGCGCTGAGTTCTGGCTGACCCTGCCCGAGGATGTCCTGAACCAAGGCCAGCGCTACGTTGGCTTTCAGATCCGTGCGGCCATCCGGCCTCTCACATGACCGTAGCCAGTCGCCTTCTGGCGTCGTTCCGCACCGGCCACAAGGTGATCGGCGGCGTATTCCGCCTCGCCGTCTACGGCAAGGTGCTGCAGGGCGAAGCAGAGCTGATGGAGCAGCACGACCGGGAGCGGTGCGTTTCTCTCGGCAGCTTCTACCGCCTGGCCGATGGCATCGCCAAGGACACCGGCATGCCCATCGAGGAGGTGGACAAGCTGATCCAGGATCTATCAAGGGTGGCCAACCCCAACGATCCGGATTCGCTGCAGGGCACCCTGCAGGCCTTCGGGTTGCTCAACAGTGATCCGCAGAGGCTGATCACCTTCCTCTCGTCCCAGGCCACCATGGACGATCAGAAGAAAGCCCTTGTCACCACTCTGCTGATCGGCCGCGGCGACTACCTCGACCCCGACAGCCAGGACTGGGTGAAGCTGGAGCCCGGCGACTGGAGCGAGAACGACACCAGTCAGCTGCCAGCTGACCTGATCAATGAGCTGCAGCAGTTCCTGATCGATGAGAAGGCGGCGATGACGGCGGGGGGAAAGCCGCCGGCGCCAAAGACGGCGCCGAAGCCCCGAGGCCAGAAGAAAACCTCAGCCGCGACGAGCACCGCGCCCGCATAGAGGCCTACCTCAAGACTGCCCCCACCGACTGGGACGAGATCCAGCTGATCCTCACCAGCGGGCTGACGCAGGATCCCCGCTGGCATGCCGAGCGCTTCGCGTACCAGCCGGTGGATGCGGTGCTCAAGGCCTACGCCTGGGCCCTGAAGGAACGGGCCAAACGGACCAACGAGCTGAGCACCACCATGGCGCGGTTGGCCTCGATGGTTGAGATTGCTGCCTTCCCGGGCCTGGGCAACAAGGGCCGCAGCGAGGATCAGTTCCTGCCGTTCAAGATCTCCGACGCCCCAGGCAAGAACGCTCGCATCACCCAGGCGACGGCCGCCACGATCCGCTGGCTGCTCAGCAACAACCAGATGCCGCCACGGGTGCTGGTGGTGGCCCACGAAGAGCTGCAGCGCTCTGGCTACTGACCAGCCCGGCGCCAGCCCGGCGCCAGACTGACCCCAAGCAGGGATGAACGGGTTTGACCCAGAGCGGCGGCGGCGGCGAATACAGCCTGGGCACAGCCACGCTGACCCTACGCGGCGACATGCAGCCGCTGGAGCGCGACCTGGCGCGCATGCGGGCGGTGATCGCCGACATGGAGAAGCGGGGCGTGAAAATCGACGCTCCCGATGTCCCGCCGCCGCCGCCGGAAACAAAGCGGGGCTACGAAGATCTCACACGGACGGTTGAGGAACTGCGCCGCAGCGTGGAGCTGAACGGCGAGTCGTTTCGTCAACTGAACCAGAACATGGCCGCAGCGGGCAATGTGGCTGGCAGTGCATCAGGAGGCAATGGATTTGGAGGCGCTGCCGCCACGCTCCTAGGCATGGCGGCAATGACAGCCAAGCTGCTGCCAATGCTGGCGCAATTTGAATCTGTCCAGGGAGTGCTCACAGGTGCCGTTCTAAAGTTTGGATTGGTTTCTAAATCAATTCCAATACTTGGCGCTGCAGCGGCTGCAGCCACTCCTGTATTGGGAGGCTTAGGAAAAGCTGCTTTGGCCTTAATCCCAGGCCTTGGACAATTAGGCCTGGCTGCCATGGGGCTGAATGCAATCTTTGGCGTTATGGCCACAGGCGCCAGGGCCGCCATAGCACCCCTGCAGCAACTTTCGGCCGAGGCCGGCCGGCTCAACAAGCAGGTGGCGGAGGCCGGGATCTTTGCGGCGCAGAGCTTTGCGATCCTCGGGCCAGACGGGAAGCTGGTGGAGGGTACTGCCCGCCAGATGCAGATCGTGCGCGGCGCGATCTTGAAGGAATACCAGGGCATCCAGAAAGAGGTGGCCAACATCAGCGGCGCCACCGCCAGCGAAATCTACGACGGCTTCAACATCATCCTCCAGAACATCGGCGCTCTAGGCGAAAAGGGCACGCTGGAAAATTCCGCCAAGTTGGCCACCAGGATAGCCGCCGGGATGAACACGCTTGGCATTCCTGCCTTCCAACTGCGGCAGGAGGTGAATGCCCTGATGACGGGAAATATTGGCCCTGACGCGATGCTGGCCCAAAAGCTAGGCATCTCCAACGAGGACGTGCGCCAGCAACAGGCCAAGGGGACGTTCAGCGACTTCCTAATGCAGAGGCTGGAGAAACTTTACGAGGGCCAAAAGGTGCTGTCGCTAAGCATGGAAAACGTATTGAGCAACTTTGAAGAAACCAATCAGGCAATTCAATCTGAGGCTGGCCAGCCGCTGGAGCGCGACACGGCAAGGATGCTGCAAACGATCGGGGTCACCTTCAAGAATCTGCAGAGCAGCTTTAGTGGGTTCTTCAAGAGCATCGCCGAGGCTGTTGGGCCAATTATCAAGGTGTTTGGCCCCGTTATTTCAGTTCTCACATCTATAGGTGCTATCGCTTCATCGGTGGGTCGGGTGATCATGGATGTAGTAGGCGTGGCAACCGCAGTGCTGGGTTTTGTGCTGCAGCCTGTTCTTGTAACGATCGCAAGGTTTGTTGAACTGATTGCCAAAGGTTGGGAAAACATAGGAAATCTCATTGGCGGAGCAATTAGCCCAATCAAGGCACTGTTTAATGCCAGTGCCGATGCAGATGCCGATGGCGTTAACTCGTTCTTTGACAACCTCATAGCAGGCGCGGAAGGCGCCGGCAAAGCAATCGACAACTGGAACAAGAAGTGGGCGCAAAGCGTTCTGAACTTCCGTTTGTTTACGATGCGCGCCCAAATGATGGCGAGCGGTGCATCAGAAAAGGAAATTCAGGAAGCCCAGCTCAGCTTCAGGGAGAACTTCAACCGGCAAACCAACCTCAGCGAGCCGGTAACGCTGCGCAGCCTCAAGCTGCCAGCTGATGTTCTAGAGCGGATCGAGGCCAGAGAACAGAGGCTTGGCTCTGGAGCAATCCGGGCTTTGAACATCTCCAAGGAATGGTCAGAGATCAAGCAGAAGGCCTACCAGAACGAAATCAAGGCGCTGGAGCAGGGCCTCACCCTGATGAACAAGCAGCGGGAGGTGGCGGAAGCCATGAGCTCTGTTGCCGGAGCCCGCCGCGCCCTGGAGGCCCGTGGTTATGAGCTGGGCGCGCAGGTGGCTGCAAGCCCTGAGGCCAAAGCCGTTGCAGAGGCTCGCCTGGCTGACCTGAAGCTCAGGCAGGAACGAGAGGCTATCGCCGAACGGCGGGGGATTCTCCAGACCGAACGGGAGCTGCAGCAGCGGCAGATGCTCATCCAGGAAAAGCAGATCAAGATCCAACAGGAGCAGCTCAAGATTCAGCTGGCTGAAGCTCAGGCCGAACAGGTGCGTGCGCAGAAGGAACGAGACGCTTTGCTGCGCACGCAGAAAAATATGCCCCTCTACAGCGCCGAGTGGGGCAAGAACCAAGAGCTGCTCAACATCAATGCTGCCGAGCAGACCCGCATCAACGCCAAGGTGGAGGGCAGCCGGCGGCAGGTGCAGCTGGCTTTTGAGGCCGAAGGCCAGCTGGGCACCATCATCGCTCTGGATGCCCAGCGACTGGGCCTCCAGGAGCAGCAGCTCGACATCCAGGGCCAGCAAGCGCAGTACACCCGAGAGCAGCAGTTGCTCCTGGCCCAGATCAGCGGTGCGGAGCAAGACATCTCGAACATGCTCGACGAGATCGTCAACAAGGAGAACGCCAAGAAGCGAGAGCTGGAAGACCAGAGCGACGCGATCAACCGTCAGAACACCCTCCTCGAGCGCCAGGGCCGGCTGGAGAAGGCCCAGGCCGATCTGGCCATGACCCGCGAGAAGGCGGCGGTGCAGGCCGCCGAGCGCCTCGCGGAACTGCAGGAGCTGCAAGACCGCGCCCGCAGTGGCGGCGGCACCGCGTCGGTGATCGAGGCCCAGATCGCTGCGGCCGCGGCCGGGGTGAGCGGGATGGAATCAGCGGCGGAAGTGCAGCAGCGGCTGTACGACGCCAAGGAGGGGCAGATGGCCCGCGAGCACCAGCTGGCGCAGAAACAGCTGGAGGTGCAGCACAAGAAAGAGGAGAGCGAGCTGCGGATCCAGAAGCTGCAGATGGAGCGGCAGAAGGTGGACATCGCCCTGCAGCGCGCGCAGCTGACGGCAGAGCTGGGTCGGCTCAGGCTGACCCAGATGAAGGATGAAATCGCCCCACGACTGGCAGGGGCCAGCAGCGTGCCATCGCTGGGAGGTGTTGCACGGCTTCCGGGCTCCATCAGTGGCCGGCTAGATGCGTCCGGCCAGAACGGCGCGGACATGCCAGTAGGACCAAACAATGAAATGCGCAGCTACCACAATGGCGTGGTGACGGAAATAAGCAGAGCAGGCAATAATGGAAACTACACAGTAATTGAGTTCATTGACGACCTGGGCAACAAGCTAGAAGCTACCTATAGCCACATGGCCGCAATCGTGAAGGTCGGACAGCACGTAGTTGGAGGGCAGGTGCTGGGTCGTTTTGATGGTTCAGGCCGCACGTTTGGCGCACATAACAGTGTTGACATCAATAGCCCTGGAACGAATGGGGCGTTGCAGCGCAATGCAGAAACGGCAGCCGCCCGCCGCAGCGCTGACCTTCTCGTTACGGGGAGGGTGCAGGGCCAGGCCGCTGGTTCCAGTGTCGGTGCCCCTTCAGCCTCGATCCTTCGCCCTTCAGGGCAGTTGCCTCATAGCCAGCGCATAGATGCGTTTTCCACGGTGGCCCCACCCCCTGGCGTGGCCCCTGGAGCAGCCATCCCGCTGGGCGTGCAGCCGTTCACCGGTATGGGCCAGGCCCGGGCCGCGGCTGCCCTCCCTGCTGGCTCAGTTGCCAGCACCGTTGCCGCCGTTGGGGGTGTTGTGGCGCCCAGCACCGCCAACCAGGCGGAAGCGCTGCAGCAGAGCCTGAAAGACGTGGATTCTGCCGAAACCCGGCTGGGCAAGCAGCTGGAAGACCTCACTCAGGCACTGAAGGATTTGGACGACTTCTTCAGCGTGAAGCAGGAAGACCTCACCGAGCAGCAGCTGGCAGAGCGATCACAGCTGGCCTACGAGCGAACAAAGGCCCAACTCACTGCCGAGGTGATGCAGACTCCCCAGGGCCGCCTGGCCATCTCCGCCGGCGACGCGGTGAGCGGCAGCATCAGCGGCTCCATTTCCGGCGCCGTGCAGGCACTGCTCACTGGTGGTGATGTGAGGCAGGCGGTGAGCAGCGCGCTGGCGCAAGCGGGGCAGTCGCTGATGCAGGCCACGCTCGACTCTCTCCTCAACCCGCTGCTATCCCAGCTGCAGGGCGGGATCGTGAAAACGTTCACCGGGATCGACATCCCGGGCAGAGCACTGGAGATGGCCGCGGCATCCCACACGAACGCTGCAAGCGCCCACCAGGGCGCTGCGTTGCAGCTGATGAACGCTGGTGCGGCGTTGCTGTCTGCGGCCGGTGCATCCGGAGCTGCTGCCGTGGGCGACAGCGCAAATGTGTGGGGGAGCTTGGCCACCAAAATCCCCAGCCTGATCAGCGGCTTCGCTGGCCTCGGCAACCTGGATGTCGCGTTCAACAGCGCAGCAGCTTTTGGGGGGCCTGACTGGTCTGCCGCTGGTCCCATGCTCAACCTGGGCAGCCCCAACCTTTCCTTCACCCCCGGTTTCGCAGGTGGGGGGGAGATCCAGTACGGGCTCGACTACCTGGTGGGCGAGAAGAATGCGGAGATCGTGCGGTTCAACAAGGCCGGCGGGAAGGTCTACAGCAACCGGGCCCTCACCAAGGCGCTGGGTGTGCCGTTCCAGCGCACCCCAGGTGGCGGTGCTCAGGTGGCGGACGGTGGCGATTCGCTCGGCATCCCCTTCATGGCCGCCGGGCCCACCCAGAGTGCTGGCGGCCGGTCTGGCGCGCCGCCAGTCCCCTTCATGGCCGCCGGGCCCGCCCAGAGTGCTGGCGGCCGGTCTGGCGCGCCGCCAGTCCCCTTCATGGCCGCCGGGCCCACCCAGAGTGCTGGCGGCCGGTCTGGCTTGCCGCCGATTCCCTTCCTCAAGTCATCCCCTAGCGGCGGCGCCATGGCAGGGTCTGGGCCTGGTGGCGCTCCCCCCAGCGCCATGGGCCCCTCCAGGTCGCTACGGCTCAAGGTGGAAACGCAGGTGATCAACGGCGTGGAATACGCCACGGTGGAGCAGGTGCACCAGGCCGCAGCCGCAGCCGCTGCAGCCAGCCGCGAAGCGGTCTACAACGACTTCCGCAACAACCCCTCCATTCAAAGCAGCGTGGGGATGCGCTGATGATCGCCATCTGCGCCTACATCTCCTTCCAGGCCAATGGCGCGCCAGTGCCCGGCTACGCCTGGCAGAACCTCTTCACCGGGCAGACGCGCACCTACGACGGCCGGCCCCATACCTCGATGGGCTTCCGAATTTCCGATTCGGCCGGTGCCCGCGGTGGTGATCGCTCCGAGGGCCGGCTTGCGATGAACCGCAACCAGCTGGCGCTGAATGTGCTGGCCGAGGCCCGCGCCAACCGCTGGAAGCTCCGCGCCGATGTGGTGCTGTGCGACGTGGCCGCCGGCACCGATGTCCGCCTCCTCTCGCGCCATCTCTGGCGGCTGGGCCCGATCGAGCGGCGCGAGTACATCAAGGTCACCCTCACATCACCGCTGGATGCCATCCGTGGTGACGCGCCCCGTCGCCGCCTCACCACTGAGCTGGTCGGCCAGCTGCCAGACACCGGCTCCATCTTCATCGCCTGATGCCCATGCCACAGCACGCCTCACGGACCGCCCCCTGGTTGCGGTACATGGGCCTCCCCTACCGCTGGGGGGGGGATCCGGATCGCCATGGCGCCACCGACTGCTTGCGCCTCACGATCGCCGTGCTGGGCCTCTATGACGCCCCCCGGCCGCCGCTGATCAAACGGGAGTGGTATCGGGCCGCCAGCAGTGGCCGCTGGCGGCCACTGCTCGAGGAGCTTGCCGCCATCACCACACCGGTGCCCGGCGCCATGCCCCTCGACGTGGCGCTGCTGGCCGACGGTGAACCGATCGCCCTGGGTGTGTGCGTGGCCGGTGGAATCCTCACCACCTGCCAGGGCCAGGGCGTGCACTGGAGGCCGTTGGCGCCCTGCCAGGTGCGCCGCTGGTTTCACTTCCTGCCTGTGGCTCCATCCACCACCGCGCCCATCCTGATCCTGTGACGCGCCATCCCCGCCCCCTTCCTGGCGACGCCTACCTGGCGGAGCTGCTCGGCTGGAGCGAAGACCAGCTGCTGCGCTATCAGATCGAACGGCAGCAGGCCGCGGCGATCGAATACACGCGGAACCCGCCACTGGCCACCTGCGGTCCGACGCCCGCCGCTACCTGGGCGATCATCTCGCTGGCCACCACCATCCTCTCAACGGGCTACACGGTGCTGTCCACCCTGTTGGCGCCCAAGCCGAGGCAGCCCGGGCGATTCATCTCCAAGACCAACCGGGCCGACAACATCAGCCGCAACGCGCGTTACGCCCCACGGCCCGGCTTTGATTCCACCCAGGAGGTGGCGCGGCTTGGCAGTGTCATCCCCATCGTGTTCGCCCGGCGTGAGTATTTGCCCGCCCTCAATGGCCGGCCTGCGGGCTGGTACGGCGGCTGCCGCGTCGATCTGGAGCTCCTGTGGTCTCAACTGGTGGCCGTTGACGGCGGCCAGCTTTTTCGCGCGCTCTACATGCTGGGCGAAGGGCCGATGGCCGAGGTCGACTCGGCCGGCTTTGCCATCGGCAACAACCCCCTCCGCTCCTACGACCTCGGCACCGCCGCCGCCAATGAGGCCGCCGCCCGCGTCACCGTCTACGCCCGCCTGGGCGGCGGGCGGATCCGTTCCACCGATCGCATTGCCGGCCGCCTTGCCGCCAAAGACATCGGCAACATGGAGAACGACGGCGGCGGCGATGTCTTCCAGGTGCGCAGCACCGGCGGCGTGATCCGCCCCGATGCCTGCGCAACCGCACGCCCCAGCAGCTCTACCGCCTGCGGGCTCTACGCCACCATCGGCAACGGGCTGGGCCTGCGGATCAACCCCGAGATGCAGGCCACACGGCAGATCACCACCAAACCACGGGGCAGCAGCGGCAATCAGACGATCGATCCGGTTGATGATCCGGTGGCCCTCGGCTCAATCTGGAAGGCCAAGCGGATGTGGTCCGGCCGCAGCGGCGTGGTCGACACCTCAATCGGCGGGGCGAGTGGATTGGTCACCTTGCCCGTCGGTGCCACGTTCGACTACCTGCTCTCGAAAAGCAGCGATGCCAACACCAAATTGAAGTTCGACAAGGACAACACCGACAGCAATATCAAGCACACCGAAAACTGCACTGATGTGGCCGCGGCGATCAGTGCACGCCAACGCAGTGCTGATGATGCCCTCCAGGTGGGAGAGCTGTTCAAGGCCGGCAGCTGCTTGGCAGTGCTGGAGCAGCGCACACCGTCCAATGAACTCTTTTCCTCCAACGCCGACAACGAGCCGGTGGGTGATGGCCAGAACATCACCGCCCGTTTCCGGGTGGTGCGCGCCGGCACGATCTACGTGACGCCCAACTCGGAGATTGATCCGGCTGCCACTGGCACCGAACAGTTCCCCGAGCGGGTTGGCCCTGAACAGGACTGGGACTGGTCCGCTGTGGATTCCGGGCCCCGCTACGCCACTGGCACCAGCCGCCCGCACCTTCATCGCTGTGCCATTGCCGATTTCACCCTGACCAAGCCCGCACGCATCATTGAGATTGGCATCCGCAGCACCTTGGGGATGCGTACCAGCGGCTTCGCCAACCTGCGCAAGTGTCCCACCCTGCGGGAGATCAATCGCCTTGCTGGTGGGGAGCAAGAGGGTGAAAACCTGCCGTCGGGCAAGAAGCCGAAGGTTTCCCAGTACAGGGGTGCAAGCATCAATATCCCCGAGGAGCGCTACTCGTTCCTTCGCCTCAGCTATCGCCCGGAGGGCCAGGCGGCGTTTGTGGAGTTGCCCACCATCTATGGCGTGCGGGGGCTGACGCAGCAGGCCCAGAACAATCAAATACAGCTGGAGTTGCCTGCCAATGCACGCTGTGCGCAGATCCGTTTGGAACCGCTCAGCGGCTGGGAGATTCGCTCCGGCACAGCCAGCGGCGAGCTGGCTGTGCTCGACAGCCGCATAACCAGCCTGCGAACCGTTGTGGATGGCGACTGCACGGCGCGCTACCTGGGCAAGGCGCCGTTTGCCAGAACCCAGAAGCGCTTTGATCTCCGCTCCATCGAACCGGATCGGCGCGACGCCCTGGCCGGCTTGACCACCACCACTGCTGCTGCGGGAGCTGTGCCTGGGGTCTACACCAATGTGCAGGTGTTGCAAGGCGGCATCGACCTGGGCGGCCGGGCCACCGTGACCGTGCCAAGCGGCGGTGGCTTCAACAGTTCCAACATCACTGTAACTAGATCGGGAAGCGGCTATGAAGCGGGACCGATCACCTTGGCCAATGGCAAGCCCGGGGGTTCTGCTCCGTTCCCAGTAATCGCCACCCGCAGTTTTGTAGTTGAGATTGTCCCTGCGGAGCCATTTATCTTCAACCAATTCGCGATGGTTGAAGACGGGGAGCCTGCACCGCGGATCGGCAACCGTGTGACTCTTTCCAGCACCGGCAGTCTGCCAAATGGGCTGAACAGCTCCACTCTCTATTTCGTGGTGAGCAAACCAGCAGAGACGGAGTTCAACCTCGGCCTCACAGCTGACGGTGTTCCCATAACCATCACCAGCCAGGGGAGTGGTGTAATTACTGCCACGCAAATAGACGGCCCCACAACCAACTGGGCCGGCACCGCCATCGTTGGCAAGACCGACTTGGGGTTGGGTTGGAGCGATGGTGAAAACCTCGTCGATCCGTGGGGGAAGTTGGCGGAAAGTACTGTCTACGACGAGATCCAAACTACCGCCAACCAGGGGCCAGAGCATGAGATCGGCTATGTGAACATCATCGAGACCAACCCCACCGCACCCAGCTACTCGAACATTGCTCTGGTAGGGCAAAACATCCGCTCGGCCCTGGAGCTTCAGAGCGTGAATCAGCTCTCAGCCCAGATCATCGGCGGCCACATCTGCCCCCGTTACATCGAGGCCAGCGATGGCCCCACCCATCTGCTGCCCGACATCTTCTCTCGGTTGGCTTTGAGCCCACGATTTGGCGCTGGGCAGGACGTGAGCGCCGAACAGATCGACGCACCCAGTTTTCTGACTTCCGCCCAGTGGTGCTTTGATCGACGGTATTTCTTTGATGGTTCTTTGCCGGAGCCGGAGAACCTGCGGCAGTGGGCAGCAGACCAGGCCAGCCTGCATTTGCTCGCGTTCTATGAACTGAATGGGAAGTTCTATTTCAAGCCGGCGTTGTCGTTTGATCCGGTGGAGATCAAAGACCTGTTCACCGCTCAGAACATCAAGAAAGGCACCTTCCAGTCCACCACCAGCGACGACGACCAGCGGCGACCGATCCAGGTGAGCGGGCTGTACCGGGAGGAGCGCAGCAATGACGACCTGCTGTCTCCCGGGGTGTTCTCCACCGTGCGGGAGATCACGATCCGCGAGGCATCCGCCAGCGACAGCGACCCTGTGGAGCCGCTGGACATGAAGGCCAGCTGCACCAATCGCTGGCATCTGATCGATGCGGCCAAACTGCTGATCCGCTGGCGGCGGCTGGTGGGAGACCCGATCAGCTTTGAAACCACCTACGCGGGCATCTTGCGGCCGATTGCGCCGGAGGATCACATTGCGGTGGCCTTCGACGAGGAGCTCAACGACCTCTGGTCAAACGGCGCGGTGTTGCCCGATGGCACCCTGGTGGCCTCCGAACCGCTCGAGGACGGCAGCTACCAGGTGCTGGCCTGGGATGGCACCACACCGCCGGGTCCCACCATTCAGACCCTGACGGTGAGCGGCGGCGGCACCCGCGGCAACCTGCTGGGCACCCAGTGGACCCGTACTGCCCCTCCCCAGATGCGGACATTCCGGGTGATGCGCGTCACCCCCACCGATGACGGCCGGCAGAAAATCGAGGCGGTGCTCATGCCCACAAACGAGCAACGCCGCCAGCTGATTTCCCTAGATTGGGATTCGCCGAGTGCGTGGGTGATCCGCGGCTGATGGGTATCCCCTTCCCTGCCATCGAACCCACGGGCTTCAGGTTCACCATGCCCCGCCATCCGGTGACCAGCGCGATGAGCGAGGCCGGCTTTGAAGACCAGCGCCTCTGGGGCACGGTGGCGGTGCGGGGGGTGTTTGATCTGGAGTTCAGCAACATCCGCACGGACGCCGCCACCTTGATCCTCGCCAGCTTCCACGCCAGCTATTCCGGCGTACTGGACCTGGACCTGCCCGACATCCTCTTTGCCGGCTACTCGAGCGCCGATCGGACCTTCATCGAGTCGGTCACCACCGGCGCGGGCCTGAAGTGGTTTTGGCCTGTGGGGCAGGACGCCCCCACGCCGCAGCAAAGCCTGGTCTACCGCCGCCGCTGCAACCTGCCGGTGCAGCTCCAGGCACGGCTGCAGAACAGTCCATAGGCCTGGCCCTGCCTAGCCTCCTGATGAGGTATGAAGCCAACCAGGAATGGGCGTCAGGAACACGACCCAGAGTGATGTGTACTGGAACGGCTCGCTGGTGGGGAAGATCACAGATGTAACGCCCACGGTTTCCCGCGATGAGCTTGAAACGACAGGCATCGGACAGGCCGCGGGCACTGTGGCCAAGGGGGTGCGCACCACCCAGCTGAGCTGCACCTTCCTCTACGACCCCGACAACGCCGCCGCATGCGCAATGGCCAACAGCATCTGGGACGACAACGAAGCCCTTGACACCCTGCGCATTGTCACCCGCCGAGGCTCCACCCGTGGAGATTTCACGATGGAGGTGCTGACGGCCTCTCTCGGTGCACCCGTGCGGGTGCGCGAATTGATCGCCTGCTCGCTCAGCATGCGGGTGAACGGCGACATGAGCGGTCGCTGGTGATCAATGGCGATCGACGGCACGATCGGCACCCTCAGCCTCAGCCGCAGCTGGCCGCCGGCGGTGGTGCTCACCGATGCGGTGATCGATGCGCCCGCCACGGTGGTGCGCCTGCGGTTGGAGGAGCCCGGCTTTCTCAACGGCGACCAGGTGCTGCTCACCGCCCCCCTGGGCCTGCCGCTCGACGTGCTCGGCACCGGCTACGCCAACTGCCCCGATGGCCACACATTCTGGGGTGATGCAGCCTCCGGCGGCCCGGCCACCGCGCACCGGCTCGGCGCCGATGCCCCGTTCTGGGGGCCCGACGACAACGCCACCTTCTGGGAGCATGCCGGCACGGTGGGCTTTGCCCAGCAGGCCACGGTGTTCATCCACCGCGATGCGCTGGAGCGGGCCACCGTCTACAGCCTCGAGGTGTCTGCCGTGAACGGCGGCGAGCTGAGCCGGCTGCCCCTGCGGCTGGTGGGCTTTGATCGGCTGATTCTTAGCGTCGCCAGCACCCGCAGCGGCTACGCCGAGGCCCTGCTCGCCCTGGCCCTGGCCCTGCCCCGGCCCGAGGAGCCCGAGAGCCTGCTGGCCGATCTGGTGCCGGCCCTGCCGGCGGTGATCACGGAGGCCGGCGCCGATGCGGAGGAGCGCGGCTGGAAGCGGCAAGCCGATCTTCTCGAATGGGACCTGGAAGACGACGCCGGCATGCTCAAAACCGAGGCGATCGGCGAGGCCTTCGGGTCGGTGATCGCCAGCCAGGCATCAGGCGCTGGTTCGTTCGTTGGCGAGGTGAGCAACACCTACAGCCCTGGCGTCAGCTCCGGCGCCGCGATGCTCAGGCTGCAGCAGCTCAGCCGGCACGGCAGCACCGCCACAATCCGCCTGCTGGTGGCCGATGGCCCGCGAGGCCACTCCAATGGCCATGCGTTCATTCGCGAGGAGTGCCTCTTCTATGAGTTCGACATCGCCCTCACCAAAACGAGGCTGTCGGCCCGGGCCGGCGACACGATGAAGATCTCCGGCCAGTTCGCAGCAATCGGCGACGTGCGCCACGTCATCGCTGATCGGACTCATCCCTTGTCAGAGATGGACCCTGCCTAGCCTGCGGGGAGAAGCAGCAGCAGATGGCTCGGATCAGCGTCGCCAACGCCCTTGCCGGCATTCGCAACGCCGTGGGTGCTGGTGGGCAGCTGCGGGCCAAGGATCAGCTCTCGGCGGTGGTGGATGCCCTGCTGCAGCTGGTGGGCAACGCCAACATTGCCCCGGGCAATTCCGAGCCGGCCGATCCGCTCAACAGCCCGTTCACGATCTACGTCAACCCCTACATCGGCACGGACCGTTTCGTGGGTGGTTCTTACAACTGGTTTGAGGAGCCGGCCGGCGCCAGCGACGCCGCCAAGATCAGGGCCAAGCTCCGGCGCCTCGAAAACCAGCGCCTTACCTGTGGCTACAGCAAGCAGCGCCCGTTCCGCACCATCAACCGGGTGGCGATTGAGATCGTCCTGGCCACCAGCAAGAGTTATTTCACCCTCAATTCAGAAGACGCTCAGGTTGACTGCCCAGCGGTTGAGTTTGCCCCGGGCACACATATTTTCTACAACGACCCCGGCAACAGCCCCAGCGCCATTCCGATCACCGAATGGCCGGCCGAGGGGTTTGAGCCCACACCAAACCACCTGATCGCCTTCAACCCCAACAGCGGCGGAATTGTTCTGCCCCGTTACGCCACTGCCAGCGCCCCGCTCAGCCTCAGGCAATGCACGGTGAGGCCCTCCTGGGTGCCGGCCGCGGCGGATGAGGCAGTCGACTACAGCAACCGAGCGGCAATCCTCAAGATCACCAACACCAGCTACGTCTACGGGCTCACGTTCCGTGACCAGCTGGGCGCCAACTCCAGTCACCACCTCCTCGATTGCGTGCAGGCCGCCAGCCAGGCGGATCTGAATCAGCTCTACGCCAAGGTGCGCACCGCCATGGGCGGCGCCAGCAACAGCGGCAACATCTCCAACGCCCTGGCCGTCACCCGCCTGTCGGAATACGAAATTGTGGGCCCGTTCGGCGCCAACCCTTCGGAGGCGTCCGACACAGTGAAGGGCGCCAGCCCTTACGTCTACAACTGCTCGCTGCGCACCGAGTGGGGCATGGGCGGAGCGTTCTGGGATGGCGCCCGCGTTACGGGCCTGAAATCCATCGTGATCGCCCAGTTCACCGGCATCTCCCTGCAGCGCGATCTCAGCTGCTGGCAGATCTACCGGGAGGGCGCATGGCGCGCGCCGGTGAACTACCAGGAGCTGATCGACAGCGAGGCCGACGACGTGCGGATGAAGCCGCAGCGGATGAGTCGCCACGTCAGCCTGATCAGCGGCGCCTTCGGGCAAATGGTGAGCGTGTTTGCCATCGGTGCTGGCCGCCATCACTTTGCCGATAGCGGCGCCCAGCTGGAGTTCAGCAACTCCACCAGCAACTTCGGTGGCTGCGTGGCCGTGGCCAAGGGCTATGCCCCCAACAGCGACCCGCTGGATCAGAACTGGAACCTCAGGCGCCTGAAGGTGGCGCGCAGCGTGGCCGATCAGACCGGCAACGTGAGGCAGATTGGCCTCGGCAACGTGGCTGCCATTTCGGGCAGCCTGATCACGCTTCAGCTGCCGCTGGCCCCTAGCGATGATCCGGCTATACCCGCCGTGCTGGCCGCTCAGGGCTACTCGCTGCCCGCTGGCACGCTGATCTGGATTGAGAACCCAGGGGGCCCCGATTGGCGCGCCACTCTGGCGGCCAATGCCTGGGTCAGCACCTCAGCTACCGAGATCGACATCACAGGTGCGGCGCTGCAAGCCGGCACCAACCTCCCGATTGGCACGGCAACGGGTGGAGCATCCTTGGCAGTCGGTCGGAAGGTCTACATCCGGCGGTTGTGGGACAACCGCAGCTCTGCGCAGCGGCGGGTATCGCTGAGGCTGGCGAACACCACCAACTCCAGGGTGCCGGTGCGCAACAGCATTCTTCAGACCCGGCCTGGGGTGACTGGCGGCGGCATTGATCGCGTGCTGGCCCCTGGTGGTGCTGAGGTGCTGGCCGTGACCACGACCACCAAGATTCCAGCGGAAGGTGCCGGGGTGGTGATGTCGGCGGAGATCACAATCCGCCGCTCCTGTCCCGATGAGGTCTACGCCGCCGGCCGCTTCTATCGCAAGGGGGAAACGGTAAAGCATGCCGGCAAGCACTTCACCGCCACCGTCACACATGTTTCCGCTGGAAGCACGCCTGATGAGGCTTTCTGGCAGGAATCCTATGTGCAGCAGGCGTCGGACTACAACGCCGAGGATCCAACCTCTCTGGAAGCGCCGCAGCTGATTTTCGACACCGATACCGACGGCGGCACTGACCTGACCACCACCTGCGGCATCAACTGGGCCACCATCTACACCAGCTCCGGCAGCGTGCGCGATCAGCTGCGCAGCGCTACCGACTATCGCGGCGCACTGGCCATGCTCCTGGCTCTGGGCTTCAGCAGCACGGCTGCGCACAACGCCCTGGTGCCGCGTACGGAAGCAAGCCGCGAGCTCGATCCCGCCTCTGCCACAGACTTTCCCACACCGCCAAGTGGTGGTGCTGCCAGTGGCCGCGCCAACTGGGCCCTGGAGTTTCGACAGCCCAGCTTCATCCAGCTGCTGGGGCAGAATCTTAACGGTGTGGGTTTCTGGAATTACACCAGAGCGCTGCCTCGTTGGCGCCGCACGATGAGTGCCAGGAACGAGTTCAATGCAAACTTTGCACCAGAACAAGGCGGCAGGGTAGAAATTCGCGGCACCAACAAGGATGGCTTTGATGTAACCAATCAAGGGCTGATCAACACCGACACCGGCGAGGTCATTGGTGTTGATGACATTGGCAAAGAAGGTGATACCCCGCCGCCAACACGGCTCGATAATCTAACAGTTGACAACCTTACGGCAACCGGTAAGTTCGACGTAAACGGTGTTTCCGAGCTCGATGGCGGCGATGCCATGGGCATGACAACCAACAAATTTGGATTTGGACAACTGGCACCAATCGCAGATTATCTAAACAGTACAGTCATTGCAGCAAATGATGAACAACTATCACGGGCAAATAATAAGCTAGTTAGTCTCCCTGGCCTCATGCGCTGGCGGCAGGCGCAACGGCTGGTCTCGGCCGCTACCGGCACGGTCACGATCTACGTGCAGAGCACTGCGACGGATCGGAACCTCGATCAAATGTTCGACACCCCGCCGACCGACCCGGACAGTCCGATCCCGACCCTGGCGCGGGCAGCGGAATACGCCAATGCTGTGATTGGCAGCGGCAACCAGTTTGCAAGGATTGCAATCGCTCCGGGGCTTTACGATCTAGCGTCGATATTCGAGTGCAAAGTTGAGTTCTGGGCGTGCAATCCGGCAATCCCAGATACAAATCCAGACAGACCGGCATGGCAGCTGATCTTCCCCGAAACCGGCGACCCTGCCACCGCTGAAACCTGGTTTGACGGGAGCGGCTACGGCAACCTGACCACGCGGGTGAACTTCCGGGCATTCACGCTGCTGCTGCGCGACAACGCAAGCGCTGGCAATCAGCTGCACGTAAACACTATCGGCCGGCAGATGCGCTGCCTGCGTGGCGTGGACTTCCGTGGCGGGTTCCACTTCCTAGGGGTGCCCGAGCTGATCAAGCTGATGGCGGATGGGGCGATCACTCAGGGGCAACTCATCTCCGGCAGCGTCGCGCTTCCCAGTGGTGCGTTCACCACGAACACCACTACGAACGTTGACACGTTCCTGAATCAGCTGAGGATCAGCAATGGCCGCAACCCGTCCTACGACAGCTGGACCACCACCCCGGTGCTGCAGCTGGAGGGCAACAGCACGGACGTGGCGGACCTGCGCGGGATCATGTTCGGCCCGGCGCTGCCATCGCACAAGGATTCACTAGGCGACACCCGTGCCCCGTACATCGCCACCAACGGCCTAGTTCGGCTGCGATGGAGCAACATCTACCTGCGCGGAAGCGCCACTGTCACCAGTGCCGGTGCTGGCGTGACCAATGCCGTGCCGCTGTCTGGTGACGCGCACTACGGCTCCGCATCTGTTGCCACTCCTTGGACCTGGCGGCAGTTCCATCACACGTTCCTTTCATCGATCACCGATGAGCCCGTGGTGATTGATCAGATGGGCGGCAGGGTCAGTTACCTCCAGGGCACAGCCGACCGCAGCTGGTATCGAAACTTAACTGATACCCGCTACCTAGCAAACCACATTCACCTGCTCACCAGTGCAGGCGCTGAGCCCGCTAACAATGATTCGGGCCCCTTTCTGGATCAGTTCATCCATGCAAAGCGGAGCCTGACTGTCCGCGAGTCGTTCCTGACTCCATTCTCTGGTTCGTCAACCGGCAACGTCTCCCAAGGCTTCGTCGGTCGGTTCGGCTCCAACGGCTACAACACCGTCAAGACCCGTGGCGTGCTGCTGGGCAATGAGGGCCTGGTAGATCAGGAGCGCGGCGCAACAGTGTTTCTTGCCGTTGATTCCAGGTTGGGCAGCGGAACTGCTGACAACACCGCATTGAGTATCTTCAAGGTGGCAGGACTGGCAATCAATCAGACCACGCAGATCCTGCCTAAGTACGTCCCTGGCTCTGCCACCTTCGGCGCACCAAACCCGGTCGGCGTCACCGGCAAGGTATACAACCCCGTGATCACCGCCGCCGCTCTGAATCAGGCAGATGGCACGTTCTTCCTGAACCTGGCGCTGCGGTCCTACGCCCGTGGCATCAGCCCTGATCACGGGTTCAACATCACTCCAAACGTCGTGCTCTGATCATGCTTCCCTCTGACCCTGGCTACATTCCCGCCGCCGACGATGAGCGGGTGCTGGCAATCCCCCTGTACCAGTGGTTGCTCGGCATGAACACAGACCCCTACGCCGCCCATTCGCGTGACGAGGGCCTGATTCAGGCGATCGAGGAATCGCTGCGCTGATCTGTCCGGCTAAGACCACCTCAGCAGACTGAGGTAGACAGCGCTCAGACCGTGACCTGCCCTCAACCATCGCCACCGCACCTGCCGCGATCAGTTGACGGCCACAGGCCTAGTTTTGTGATGACGGAGCACTAGGCCATGCACGAACCATACGACCCAGCCAATGGGGCTCACGAGCCTCGGCCACCCCAGGTGCTGGCCAGTTATCTGCTGCCGGTGCTAGCAACAATCACGGCGCTCAGTTTTATGGCGGCTGCCAGCGCCAGCATTGGCGTGTGGAAAGACGTGTCGGTTATGCGTGAATCGATGAGCACGCTGATCAAAAACAGTGACCTACAGCAAAAGCGCTATGAGGTCGTGAAGGAGGAGCTTCAGGAACACGAAGTACGCCTCACCAAAGGGGGTCTATGACCACGCATTCTCAACAGAAAGCCAGCCGCAGTGTGATTGCCAGCGTTTCACCTGTGATCGGCGCCGGCCTCACCATCGCCGGCTGGGTAGTGGTGGCCAATGTGAGCTGGCAGCTGGTGGCAGGCCTCACCCAAGCCATGCTGTGCGAGATGCGCAGCCGCCGACCGTTGGAGTGCCTGCCGGCCTGGTCGCAGATGGGAGAGATTGGCCGCCGATCCACCGACACCCTGCTGGCCCTGGTGGTGCACAGCCCCGCTGAATCAGCTGCTGCGGCCATGGGTGGGTTGGCCGGCAGTGTGCTGCTCAACCGCCGCCGCACGGAGGATGAAAGCGAACAGCCCCTCAGTGGCCCGATCGGCATCGTGCCGGATCCCGGGCAGGGCCATGCTGGAGATGGCGATGACCCTGAACCAGCATGATCGGCTTCCTGTTCAAACCCGTCCTTGGCTTGGTGCTCAGGCATCTCACCACCCTGCTATTGCAAGCCCTGGGGGCTGACCTGCGAAAGCAACTGCCGGAGGTGTTTGCCGTGATCGATGCCCAGATGCAGCGGGCGATCACGGCCGGCGCTGCTCAGGTGTCACTGCTGTTCTTTACGGCGGTGCAACGGGTGGTGCATCGCGATCCCTCGGCTGTGGAGCTGCGCATCCTCACCCTGCTGTTCGATCCGGCGGCCCTGGCGCGCCGTGAGCAATCCACACAGCCCACCAAGCCATGAACCCCGCCATGAACCCCTCCCTTCTGCGCTACGCCCTGTCCACCAAACTGGGCAACCCCCAGCATCAGGCCTTCTGGTCGGCGGTGGAGCTCATGCTCACCCCGGCGCAGCGGCAGCAGCTCGAAGAGGGTGGCCAGATCCGCAACAGCATCTGGCTGAAGCCCACACCACCTTCCGGACCTGTCGCTGCCCCGGCCTCTCCCGTCACCCCTGCCACCGTGATGAGCAGGGATCCCAGCCTCGAGAATCTCCAATCCTGGCTCACCTACCTCACTAGCCCGCAGGTGCAGCAGGAATCACGCGAGCGCATCCGACCGCTGACGCCAGCCGAAGCATGCGGGTTCATCGGCTGCATCATCATCGAAACCGGACGGCCCAACCTTGACCGCCTCGATGTGGTTGAGGCAGGTTCTGGTGCAGGGCGTGGCGCGATGCAGTACACCGCGGTCAGGCGCATCGCCTACGACAAGGCACGCTCGACGGCCCTTACCAGTGGCATCGATCCCAACTCCAACCGCTGGCAACAGCAGTATTTCGCTGAGGAGTACGCCGGTCTACACGACCCATCGCAGGGTTCGCTGATCGGCTGGACTCGAATTTTCGAGAACCGGCCGCCGAACATGACACCGGCACAGGCTGCTGAATACTGGACCGGATCAGCCGCCAGCCGCACCGGATACTTCCGCCCTGGCGTGCCGCACCTGGACCGCCGCCAGGCCGAGGCTCAGCGCGTGTGGGGGCTGGTGCAATCCGGGCGGCTGTTGGCCCCACAGCAACGGCCACCGCTCCAGCAGCAGGGCGTCTCGGTCCCTGCCGGGATGGTCGGGCCCAAAAAGCAGCCACCGCTGAAGCCCGGCGATCACCACCTCCTTGCCGATGATCGCCTGAAAACACTCACCGCCTACACCCACGACGGCAAACGCCTCTGGTCTGTGCCGTGTCTGTGCCGGGGCCAGGCGGGCGAATCGGAATGGACGGTAACCAACAGCGATACACCTCCAGGGCTGTACCTGGTGGGCCAGGTCTACCGCGACTATGAGCAGGACCCATCCGCAACGTTTAGCGCTGATCGCCGCGCCTATGGCTGGTATTCATTTGACCTGCTGGGCCAGGAAGGGCAGGAGGGCCCCGGAAGTCGCTACGGCAGGGACGGGATCATGATCCACGGCGGCGGCACGGCCTGCGGGTGGCCAGGGGCATGGGCTCCACGGCAAGCGCTGCATCCCACCCTGGGCTGCATTCGCATGCACAATGTGGATCTCAGGGATCGAGTGCTTCCGTTGCTGGGAATGGGCCGCATCTGGGTGTCAGTGATGCAAGAGGCGGCGAGCTGATGCCCTTCGATCACCTGATCGACCAGACCGAGCTCCAGTACTCAGCCAGGCAGCACACCTGCACCAACTGGAACGCTCAGTAGGGCCAGACATCAGCCGGCCGCACGCCGCCACTGGGCACGAAGCGGCCACCGCCTCTGCGATCCAGGTGGATGAAGCCCCGGTTGCGGCCGTCGCCAAAGCCACCGGTCCACCGGCCGATCAGGAAGCTGTAGAGGGCCTGCAGGGGCAAGCCGATCGGGTAGATGTCAATGGCCAGGCCTGAGACGTGGAAGCTGTTGCGCACCCCGCCCACCTCGCGGTTGATCGGCTCTGGCCGGTAGAAGCTGGTGACGCCCAGCGGCCGGCCCCAGGCCATGCGAACGGATTGAAACTCGCGGGCGGTCTCCAGGATGCGCGGCACCACGGCGCTCTGGGCCGATGGCCGGCGCCGGGGGTCAAACTGCAGCACCTCCCCCACCGTGAGGGTCGGGGTGATGAAGGCGTCGAAGTTACTCCAGTCGATCACGCCAGGCTGAACGATCACCGCCGGCGCTGGCGGGGCCGCTGGGGCCGCCCCCTGCAGGCGCCGGAAGTGCGGCATGTAGACGTGCCACTGGCCGGCGCTGGAGCCAAGCTCCACCAGCTCGTGGGAGTTGCGCGGAATCTCGCTGGTGGCCACCACGGGCAGCTGCTTGCCGGCCGGCACCAGCACCTTCTGATCCTCGGGCAGCTCTGCCGCCGGGTCGACGGACTTCTTCAGCCAGGTGTCCCGCACCGCCTGAAGCGTGAAGATCAAAGGCTTCTGCGTGGCCGCGGCTGGCTTGCTGTCAACGCCTTGGGGGCTGGCCTGCCCCGCCGTGTTGCTGCCCTTGGTCATGGTGGATCAGGTCTGTTCTGATGCCAGTCTGGGAGCGAGGGAATGCCCTGGCCAAACCATCAGGCCGGCCTCATCGATGGCGGTGCAGGCCTCCCACCACTGGCGGTCGCAATAGGCCTCCCAGTGGTCTTGGCAGAGCTGTCCTGTGGGGCCCGGGCCCGGCCAGTTGTCGTGGGCTTGCTGACAGCCTGGCTCGCAGCAGAGGGCAGTGCTCATGGTTATTGCGGCGGGGTGGGAGTGGGCTGCGGTTCATCAGGGCAGATGAGCCGCGTGAAGTGCGTGTGGTAGCCAGGCCAGTCGTCATCGATTGGCATCCCTACATAAGGGGGCTCATCAATCGGAAACAGCCACCACAGGACATTCCCCATGTCCTCGTGATACTCCTCTGCAGGACAGGCATTCTTTGCTTCCAGGCCAGCATTTGCATCAGGATGGTGCTCGATGGTGGCGGCATTTGAATCAACGCATCGATTGGCCGGATCCAACAACACCAGCATTCCCCACACCACACGAAAAAGGCTGCCCCGATTCACAATGTCAAGCAAGTGCCGCAATACGCGCCCACACTGTTTGTCGTCGTTATCATCAAATAATTCTATATTTGCATCTTGATCTTCGCTTTCAGAAGCCTTTTGCATCTCCTCCGGCAATGCTGGTTCCCATCTACACGTCAGCGACTCGAAAGCATTGGCTAGACTAACCGCCATATCCAGGTCGGCCTGTGTAGCTTTAGCCATTTTCATGGTTTCAAATCCAGTGTTTGCATGTGGAGCACAACCTTCTCAAGCAGCCACTGGGGCACCTTTGGCGAGCTTGGCACCCAGCGTTTGCAGTCCCATCCCAAGGGCGTCCAGCGGGCGTTCTGATCGAGCAAGGTTCTGTTCTTGCCGAGCTTGCGAAAGCGCACCACCCTGGGGTCGGTGACTCCCGCCGGCTGGCGCTCAACCTGCCATTCCGGCTCATCAGTGCGATAGATGATCTCGGTGGCCATCACACCATCACTCCGCTGGGCAGGGGCCGGCTGTAGTCGTACCGCCACCACCGCACCGCTTTGCGGTCTGCGTCGTTGAAAAAGTTTTCGCGGCAGGCAATGGGCCAGCCGTTCTTGTCGAAAAAAATCACGGCTTGTTCTGTCATGCCGTTGTCGATGTAGATGTGCTGTTTCTTGCACCAGCCGCTGCAGGGCAGCGAATCCACCATCACTGGAGTGGGCAGCGTAGTGTGCTGATTTGTGATCTGCAGCTCGTATTCATCCACAATGATCTGCAACGAACCAGGCGGGAAGTAGCGACCAGCAACAGGGATGGTCATTCCCGGCAGCGGCGCATGCAACACAAAGTCGCCGTCATTGATGTGCAGCTCTTTGAGGCTGTCCTCCTGTTGGATGTAACCGCCCCATGGCGTGAGCAGGATTCCCCGAGCGTTATGGACCAGGCGCAGCTGCCTGCTGCCGTAGTTGCCCGAGTGTTGCACGGAGATCCACTCGATCCCGTTGTGCTCCATCCCGGCGACGGCGCCGGCCTGGAGGCTGGGGTGAAGATCCGAGTCGTGGATCATCCATGGCATCAGGCAGTGCCCCGCAGGATGCAGGTTCACCCCCCCCAGCTGGAGCACCTGGCGCGTTTCGGCTGAGTAGAAAATCTCTGCGGTGGGTGATGAGATCGGCGATGAGCTGGAGCCAGAAGGGGGTGCCATCGAAGATGTGAGCATCGGAAAGAGGGATGAGCACCCAGCCGGACAGCTGGGCGAGAGTGGTTTTCGTGATGTCGCGCGTGATGCCGCTGCCGGTGGAGTGGCCGCCGGGGCGCCACAGGCCGCCATTGATCTCGACCGCGACCATGGCATCAGGCCAGGCAAAGTCCGCCCGGAAGGCGGGCGGTAGACGCGATCGCAGGCCCTCTTGCTTCTGAAACACCGCCCAGTCGGTCCACACTGGCAAGGTGTGTTCCCTGACGAAGGGAAGGCCTGGGAAGGAAACCAACCATTGGTTGGCAAAGCTCTCTTCCAGATGGCTGGGCATCGTCGTGGCAGCGGATGGGATGGGGACAAACCCAGGTCATGACGGCCTTGGTAAATGGATCCGGTGCCTGGTGACTGTTGCAAAGGGCTATCACCCGCAACACCGAATTTATGGAGGAGGGTTCGGTCTGCTGGAGCTCGTTGTGGCAGGCGCCCAGGGCGGCCTCGATGACCCAGATCAGGGCCTTGAAGTCGTCGGAGGGCAGATGGTCCGGCTGGCAGGGCTGAAAATGCTGCTGGCCGTAGCCACGCTGCAGGTGGAGGCTGCCATCGGCAAACAAGGCGAACCCGGTGATGGTTTGGTCGTTGGGGGAGTCCATGGCTGCAATGCAGTGGGGAAAGTGATGATGCAGATCAGGCGCCGGTGTTGTTGCGATCGGCGGCAATGGCGGCACCAGCTCGCGGGCGCATGGGGATCACCGCCAGATCCAGCTCGCCTTGGGTGGGATTGTTGCGGCTGAGGCCACGCTGGCTTTCGTTGTAGAACCAGATGCTCGAATCCCTGATCGGTTTGGGTGGCTTGACCACCACGTCGTCTTTGACCACCAGACGGTTTTCGTGCCCCAGGGGGCTCACGGTGATTTTCAGGGTGATGGTGCCAGTGCCGCCGGTGGCCAGCACTGCCTTGCTCACCTCGGCTAT